TGGCCTTGAAGGCGGAAACAACGGCGGTCACGCTGTTCAGAACTCTAACACTACAACTACCCTTGCTGGTGGTGGCGCTGGAGCAGGTGGCTACGGTCAGCCTGCACGCATCTACGGTACTGGTGTAACTGGTGGTAACTCTGTTGACGGATACCGCACAACCGCAGGTGGTTCTATGCAGACATGGCCAATGCGAGGACACCAAGGTGGATACGCACTATGGAACTCTGGTACCAACAACTTCCACGTTCAAGGTGAAGCTGGTCACGGTGGTCCTGGTGTTCTTCTTAATGGTCTTAACTCTGGTTCAACTCTAGGCCTACCACTTGCTGGTGGCGGCGGTGGAGCTGGCTGGAATGCTAACAACTCTATTAACCAAGCTACACCTGGTATTGGTCAGAATGGTGGCGGTAAGGGTGCTCCAACATGGTTGGCAACCCAGGCTTCTACTACACCTGACTACTACGCTCGTGGTCTTGACGCAATTGCTAACACTGGCGCAGGTGGCGGTGGTGGTGGTTCTAACTGGACTAACACTCCAAACACACTTATTACACACAACTCTGCTAACGCAGCAGTTAACTACGAAGCATTAACATCCGAGTTCTTTAAGTGGAACCCTGTTTACAATGCATCAACTGTAATCTCAGCACAGGCTGGTTTCTATGGTTCAAACGTTCTACGTGCGACCATCCAGGATACTGGTAACGCAAAGATTACAACTTCATGGCAGTCCTTCCCAATCCTTCCACGTATTCCACTAGTATTCCCTGGTGTGGCTGCGCGTCTAACCACTGCTCCTGGCGGTGCTACATCGTCACAGTTCACTGGTCTACCAAAGCGTGTACGTCCAACAGTTCGCTGGAAGAATGACCGTAACGTCATCATTCGTGAAGACCGCCCTCCATTTGATATCCAGTTCTCTGGTACAAACACCGTCACCTTCCTAGGTGCAGCGGGTGCAACATCAGGTATCTGGCAGACATTGGCAGCTCCAGCAGATGCATCATTCTTTGATGTAACATGGGAGCTCCTATACATGGATGCTGGTGACGTTGTTGACCTAGACTTCGGTGGTTGCCAGTATTACGGATACCAGAGCTTCGGCGGTAACGGTGCAGACGGTTACGCTATGATTCGCTGGTTCGACAAGGCAACCCTCTAAGGAGATAGAAAATGGCTAAATTCGCACTCGTTGATGACAACATCATTACTCAAGTACAGGTTGCTGAGGATATTGATTCCCTTGGACCTCTTGCACTTCTTTTCGAAGTCGTGCAGGTTGACGGCCTATCACCAGAACCATCACGTGGTTGGACCCGCGTTGATGGCGTATGGTTCCCACCAAGCACACCTGAAGCAGCAAAAGAACTTTGGAACGGCTCTGGCTTTGAAGCAATCGAAGCACCTGCTGAAGAAGAAGAAGAACCTTCAAAGAAAGGCAAGTAACCAATGGCCATTTCATCACAGCCAACAGTTCTAGCACAGTCTAATGATGCCTACATTAACGTAGGTGTTACAGGCCGTCTTCAGACCTTCTCGGCAGCAACAGGTACACTAGCTATCAACCCAACCAATGGTTCATTTATCCGAATCACTAACTTGGTTGGCGCAGTCACCGTAAACTGGACAGGCGTGCCTTCTGGTTATGGTACTCGCTGGCAGGTTGAGGTTCGTAACCGTGGCGCTAACGCAGTTGCGTTCAACGGTGTCACATGGGATGGTGGCTCAGCTCCAACTCTCGCATCTGGTACAAACGCATCAGTCCTAAGCTTCTACTCACCAGACGGTGGAGTAACTGTTTACGGACGCCTTGAGTTTGCAACCCTCGTCTAATATAGATTAGAAATAGCTCCCCGCCGTCCTCAGGGACTGGCGGGGCTTTTCTATTTAAGGATACAATTCATATATGAAAATAGCCGTATACACCATCGCATTAAATGAAGCACAGTTTGTCGAACGTTGGTACGAGTCTGCAAAAGAAGCAGACTACCTAATGATTGCTGACACAGGTTCGGCAGACGGTACTGTGGAGAAAGCCCGCGAACTAGGTATCACTGTTCACACAATAAGCGTACGTCCATGGAGATTTGATGACGCTCGTAACGCAGCCCTTGCCCTACTGCCAGATGATATTGACTACTGCATCTCTTTAGATATGGATGAGGTACTCGAACCAGGCTGGCGAGATGAGATGGAAAAGATACCTGCAGGTTCTACCCGTATACGCTACAACTACACTTGGAACTTTAACCCAGATGGGACACCAGGCCTAACATTTGCTGGAGATAAGATTCATGCACGTCACGGATACCGATGGCAACACCCTGTACACGAGTGTTTATATACAGACCGTTTAGTTGAGAAAGAATACTGGAGTCAACTAGGGCTATGGCATAAGGCAGATGACAGCAAGTCTCGTGGTCAATACCTCCCTCTGCTTAAGTTATCTATAGAAGAAGACCCGCACAACGACCGTAACGCCTACTACTACGCACGTGAGTTATTCTTTCACGGTCAAATAGAAGAAGCCCTAGTCCAATTTAAACGCCATCTATCTTTGCCTAAGGCGCTATGGAAAGCAGAGCGAGCGTCCTCTATGCGTTATATAGCTAAGTGTTCTACAGATGAAGCAGAAAAGCTTAAGTGGTGGAAGCTTGCTGTTCAAGAGGAGCCTGCCAAAAGAGAAGCTTACGTAGAGCTGGCACAGTATCACTATGACAGTGGTCGTATTGAAGAGTGTTACATGTGGGCTAAGAAGGCAGTTAATATTAAAAACAAAAGCATGGACTATTTAAATGAGGCATTTGCCTGGGGCGCAACTCCCTATGACCTAGCTGCTGTATGTGCATTCTGGCTAGGAGAAAAGGATAAAGCCCTTGAATACGGAACCATTGCAGCAGAGTTAAGCCCTACAGATGAGCGCATAATCGGTAACCTTGAACTCTACAAGAAGGCGGTAGAAGATTGAGAGCTCACGCACCAGGCGGTCGCTTTGATGCAGACTTTGAAACCGACAAGGTACTAGAAGGCGTAGACGCAGACCTCAAGAGGCCTGTAGGAACTACCGCTCAATGGTTTATCTGGGACCCTGTTGCTACCGTGCTTGACCCTATTTATGATGTAGGACAAGACCTATCTACCGCAACTGGTGGTCGTATGTGGCGAGGCCCATTTGAATTACCAATTGTCAGAGCCGTAATTAAACAAGGTGGAGTAAAGAACAGTCAACGCGGTTACTACGGCGCAGACTCTTTACACCTCACCCTTAATGCTGAAGACGTAGAGAAAATTGCACCAGGGGTTATTGGTAACCCAGACCTACAAGCTCGTGGCCGTATCCTATGGAAGGGCCAGGTATATCGCCCTTATTACATCCAACAGGCAGGCATTGTTGCTGAAAGATTCACCCTCTTGGTTGTAGAATGTATGCAGGTCATGGCCGACGAAATGGTCAACGACCCACAGTTCCTGGCACTTGCTGGGTATATTAAATAGGAGACGCCATGGCAGTTATTCACCAAGCTTTTACAGTAGGAACAAGCCCAGTTTTGCTTGCTACTATCCACGCTAAGAACCCAGAGACAACTGTTCAAATCGTTAATGACGATAACAACAGCATCTATATCGGCGACATCACTGTTGCAACCAGCGGCGTAGACAAGGGTCTTACAGTAAAGAAGGACTCTGTGTATAGCATCAGACTAAATGCGGACGATAAGCTCTACGGTATCGCGGCTACCTCTACTGGCGCTAACGCTGTATCCGTTCTCTACTCAAGCGTGTTTGCATAATGTCTAAAGATACTAACCCTTGTTGGGACGGCTACGTCCAAGTAGGTATGAAGACTAAGGGTGGCAAGAAAGTTCCGAACTGCGTCCCCGCAGGTTCTGGCAAAAAGAAAGTCTCCAAACCAAAGAAAGCGAGCAAGTAATATGTGTGCTACATGTGGATGTATGGGAAAGAAGAAGGCTGCTAAGAAGGTCGCTAAGAAGGCGGCTCCAAAGGGCATGTCATCTAAGCAGAAGAAACTTGATATGGATAAAGACGGCAAGCTAGAAGGCTCAGACTTCGCTGCCCTACGAAAGAAGAAGAAGAAGTAATGTGCGCCACCTGTGGCTGCGGTAAGCCAAAAGACAAGCATGGTATGAAGACCCTACAAGCTGCTAATAAGAAGTTCGCTAAGAAGGCTGCTCCAGCAAAAGGCAAGAAGTCCTCAATGGTTAGAAAGAAGGGCATGTAATGGCTACCTTTAACTTCGGCAAGTACACAGAGGCCAAGGATAAGAAGAAAGATGCCAAGATGACCAAGGGTATGACCCCAGCTCAGAAGGCAAAGTTTGAGAAGGCTGACAAGGCTCACGGAGCTAAGAAGAAGCCTAAGACCATGGCTGAAGATAAGAAGATTGACGCCAAGATTATCAAGAAGATTAAAAAGAAGTAATACGCTTAGGGCCCCGAAAGGGGCCCTTTGCTTTATCCTTATAGTGAATCCATGCGGGATTCAAAGCTTTACCCCCTGCGTTGTACCTTGCGAAATCTAGGATGGACATGCCTAAAAAAGTATCCTCAGCATCTGACACAGACTTCAGACGCGAGATTAATAAGGCCATTCCTGGTAATGCTGTCACTGCAGCTTTGGGAGCTTTGACTGTCGCAAATGTACTACTGGGGAGACACGTTGCTAAGCGTAGACAATCTCGTAGAGGCTAAGGCCTCCGAAGGTTCATCAGAAATGACTGCAGCTCTTCGTGAGCGTGCAGTAGCTGCTGGCTGGCCATCAGATGTAATCCCTCAAATGTCAGTTAACTTTGACGGTTCTAATTTAAACTACAACGTCCCCGATAAAGCATGGGACCTAGAATACGGTGAGCCTAATAAGTCCGCCCCGACCTCTGTTATGCGCGGCTTGAATTACCGACTACACGGTTTTATGGATGAAATCATAGACAACGAGCTCCTTGACCGCATGGTTATGGAAGACGAGGTGTTCCATGGGTAGCCCATTTATTATTGCGGAAGATGAAGCAATCAAGAACTACCTTCAGGGTATGGTCGTTGCTGATGAGAAGTCGGCTGCTAATAACGGCCCTACTGAAACAATTAAGACCCGTCCTGTAAAGGTCTGGTTTGGGTATCCAGATGTGGAAGCTCGCGCACAAGAGTTCCCTTTTGTAACAATAGATTTGATTGATGTTGTTCCAGCTAACGACCGCCAGGTTCAAGGAAAGTTACACGACGGAGATTACCGTGGAACTATTACAGCTGTGCCAGGTCTAGCTTACGAGTATGACTACCCAATTGCTTACGACCTTATTTATCAGCTTACAACATATGCAAGACACCCACGACATGACAGGGCTATCCTGTTTCAAATGTGGAATAAGTTTCCAGCCAAGTACGGCGTACTGCCTGTAAGTAATCAGTTAGGAACTGAGTACAGCAAGCGGTCTATGTTCGTGGATGGATATGCAAAGCGAGATACGTTTGAGGATGCGGAAAGTGGAAACCGACGCCTCCTACGTAACGTCTTTACATTAAGGGTGGTTAGCGAAATGACCCCAGCAACAGCAGCTGCTGCAATACCTGCAGTTACTCGTGTCAATCTTAACCTTCCAGTAAACAACCAGACGTCTATCCCTTCGGTCTACGAAATCTTGTAATAAACGGCAACCACGTATAATCTATTTAAGGAGATAATTTAAATGACCTTTCAACGCCCTGGGGTATACGTTCAAGAAACGTTAAACCCTATTCAGCCAATCGCTGGAACCAACTCAGAGTTTATTACAGCTTTTGTTGGTGAAGACGACCGCGGCCCAATTAACACGCCTACACTTGTAACCTCTTGGAACCAGTACGTAACACTATTTGGTTCTTGGAATCTTTACACCAACAACTCTATACCACTTGCAGTTTATATGTTTTTCTCAAACGGCGGAAGCTCGCTTTACGTAACACGTGTTGCAGCAAGCCCAGGCCTTTCTACACGCTCACTTAATGACCGAGCTGTTAGCGCCTCAGCAACTCTTCAGGTAGCTGCTAAGAACCCTGGTCGTTGGGGTAACGATTTAAACATCTCTATTTCTAACTCTGTTGAAACTGGATACTTTGACCTAGTTGTCTATAGCGGCGGTACAACAGACTCTAACGTTGTAGAGACATTTACTCAGCTATCAATGACAGCATCGGACGCACGCTACGCACCAACAAATGTTAACGTGGTATCTAACTACGTAACTTTGACAGACCTAAACTCTTCAAACACTGGAACCACAAGAAACCCAGCTGTTGTTGTTAACCAGCCACTTGCTGGTGGAACAGTTGGAAACGCTGTTTCAGTTACTGAATACTCAGCAGGACTTGCAGCGTTTGATACAGTTCTTCAGTCTTTGGTTCTTAACTTGCCAGGTCAGACAGCTGTAAACGTTGTCAATGCTGCAATCAGCTACGCTGAAAGTCGCGATGATGTGTTTGTAGTTGTTGATGGAATTGACAACACCCCAGCAGACCAGCTAACTCTTTCAAACCAATACACAACAAGCTCTTTAGCTGCTGTCTACTACCCACCTCTTGTTATTACAGACCCAACCCTAGCCCCTGGTGCTACCACTGGTAGAACTTTAACTGTGGGTGCTGGAGCTGCTATAGCAGGTCTTATCTCTACCACTGATAACTCTCGTGGAGTTTACAAGGCACCTGCTGGTTTGCAGGCTCGTCTTGCAGGTGTTGTATCAACACGTCAGCTTACAAATGCAAACCTTGACTCCCTTAACACAGCTGCCAAGCCTGTAAATGCTATTCGCTTTATTCCAGGTTCAGGCTATGTAGTAATGGGAGCAAGAACTCTTAAGGCAGGCTACATTGATAAGTACGTACCAGTACGTCGTTCACTTATTTACTTACGTAAGTCTCTTACAGACCTTACTCAGTTTGCTATCTTTGAGCCAAACAACGAAGGATTGTGGCGTCGTCTAGACGCAACAGTGTCTTCATTCCTCACACAGTTCTGGTCACAGGGAGGCCTACGCGGCACTACTCCTAGCCAGGCATTCTTTGTCAAGGTTGATGCTGAGAACAACCCTCAGTACCTAATCGACCAAGGCCAAGTAAACATTGAAGTTGGCGTTGCACTACAGCGTCCAGCCGAATTCGTAATTATCAAAATTGGCCAGTTTGACGGTGGAACCACCGTTACTGTTGCGTAAAGGAGAGCCAAGTAAATGACAACCCCCTCAAGTATCATCAATCGCTTCTCGAAGCTATCGACTGACCCGCTACGCTCGTTCCGATTTTATGCACAGTTTACACCCGCAGCAGGTGGCGCACCGTTCACTGATAAAATCCTAACTGGCTCAAGCACAGAACCAGCAACCTCTGGTGTTTCTACTAGCTGGATTGGTGGTTTCTCACAAATCTCTGGTCTAAGCATTAACACACAGTCCATCCAATACCGTGAAGGTGGCTATAACACCACTGTTCACCAGGTGCCAGGTATGACTACTTTCAGCCCAATTACTATGCAACGTGGTGTCCTTTACGGAAACGACCAAGCTATTACTTGGATGCGTGGACTATTTGCTACATCTTCAGGTGAAGGTATTGCAATGCGTCAGGCTGGAGTGGATAAGAACTTCCGCGTAGACATCACTGTCTATGTTATGGACCACCCAAACACTGCTACAAACGCAGCGACCACAACTGCAAATGACAACACACCACGTATGGGATTCAAGATTCATAACGCTTGGATTACTACGCTAAACTATACAGACCTAAATGCTGCTGACGGAGCGATTCTTTATGAGTCAATGTCACTAGTTCACGAGGGTCTATCAGTATTCTTTACTGGTGATGATTACAAGCGTAAGGATACTGGAAAGCTTTAAACCGACTAATAGGAGTATAAAATGTCAGATATTATTACCGATGCACAATTACTACAACAGTTCGCTGAAAAGATTTCAGAGGAGCCCGCGCCTAAGATTAAGACGCGGGCGCCTTCTGAGTCAGAGGTAGAACTGCCTGGTGGTTTTGTTGACCTTAAAGGTGAACTGCACACTTCGGCAGAGGTTAGGGAACTAACAGGAGCAGATGAAGAAGCTGTAGCTAAGTCAGGCTCTTCAGGAAAAGCTCTTAACGTTCTACTAGCCAGAGGCTTGGTAAAGCTTGGAGACAAGGAAGCCACAGCCGATGACCTAGATATGCTGCTATCGGGAGACCGTGACGCAATCCTTCTAGGTATTAGAAGAGTTACATTTGGACAGACATCTAACCTAATGGTTAAGTGTTTTTCTTGCCAAGACGAGCATGAGACAACAATTGACTTAACAGAAGATGTCCCTGTTGTTAGATTGAAAGACCCAGTGGGAGACCGCGTATGGGTTATGGATACTAAGCAAGGTCCAGTAACTGTGGCTCTTCCAAACGGAATAACACAAAAAAGGCTGATGGAAAACTACGACAAGACATCAGCTGAGATTAATACACTCTTACTATCTGGATGTATTGTTTCAATAAACGGTGAACCATCTGTTGGAGCTGGTACTGCACTATCCCTTGGTATGGCAGACCGCACCCGCGTAATCGACGAGATTATCAAACGCAACCCAGGCCCTCGCCTTGGGGAGGTGAAGAAAGCTTGCAAGGCATGCGGTGAAGATATTTCTCTACCGCTTAGCTTGCTAGATTTGTTTCGTATATAGCGAACCAGATTACGAAGAGCTACTTGACCAGTATGAAGTTCTAACAAGAGCTTTTACTGGTTGGACACTCGCAGACATACGCGCCTTATCAGTTCGTGAAAGACAGAACTGGTTAGAACGTTCCCAACGATATCAACCTAGAGGATAGTGATGGCAAGAGAAGACCTTAACATGGGTAGCTCTAACGCTGCCGCGTTTATCTCATCCCTAAGAACTGGCCTGTCCTCACTGCGACAGGAGATGAACCTCCTAAAGCAAGACACAGGAGGTTGGTCAAACCTACTCGGCGGAGCGATGGGAAAGATGAGTGGCCGCGGCGGCGGTTACGGACAGCCTGGTAACAATCTTGTTGCTCCTGTACCAGTATTTAATGTAACAACCCTAGGTGACACATCACAGGGTTACATGTACGAACAGTCTGGTCATAACCGACTGTTTAATGCTCCTGGTATAGAACCATACCGCCCTCTACCTACATACTACACAGGCGCACCGACAGGTGCTGGCGGTGGCGGTGGGGGCATGTCTCCTGCTATGCAGCGCGGTTTAATGGGCGGTGCTGTTGGTGGTATCGCTGCAATGCCTACCGCAAAAGAAGCTGTTGAATATGAACTTGCTACTCAAAGAATGGTGTTCTACCAGCAGCAAGCATCTTATCAACCTGGTGGAAGAATCAGACCTTTCTCTAATTTAATCCCAGGTAACCCAGACCCTAACAGCGACTACGCAAGAGCAACTGCGCTACTCCAACAACTAGGGCGTAGTGGAACAACTACAGGTAAGTTTGACACTGTACAAGCAATGGAAGCTGCACGACAGCTTGGTATTGGTGGGCCTAACTTTGCAAGCGTAGCGCTAGGCACAGCACAGATGTCTAACATCACTCCTGGTATTGGTGTTGAAGGCTCAATGCGAGCATACGGCGCCGTACAACAAGGTCGTAACGTTAATATGCTTCGCGGTATTGGTATTCGTATTCGTGGTGAAGATGGTTCTATGAAACCTATGCCACAAATTATTGACGAAATTTGGTCTAAGTTAATGAGAGAAAAGATGGGTAACGAACCCATCACTGTACAAGATGTTCAGATATCTCTACAGCCTGGTAACGCTCTTGCATCTATGCTTGACCAGTACTTTGGAAACGACCCACTACTTCGTAAGCAAGTAGAAGATGGACTTATGCTTAAAGCCAGAAGCGGCGGTGTAGCGTTTGCTGGTAGAGACCTTAAAAAACTGGGAGAAAAATACGGAGCTACTACACCTGCAGTCAGTTCTTTAAGCCAAAGAATTACTGAGTCTACTAGAAACTTACAACAAGCGGCTCCCGCTATGTCTGACGCGTTTACAGCAGCAAACCGTGTTGTTAGTTACTTCACTGGATTTATGAATTTAATTGATAGGTTCACTGGGTTGTTCTCTGGGTTAAGCGCAATTAAAAGCGGCGCTACTACGCTGGGGTCTAGCGGTCTTGGCAGTATCCTATCTGGAGCTGTTAACTTTGCTGCGGGCCCACTGCTAGGTGGTTTGCTTGGTAATATGTTTAAAGCAGAAGGCGGACCTGTTGGTGGAAAGATGCCTTACGTTGTAGGTGAGCAGGGCCCTGAGCTATTCGTCCCTGAACAGCCAGGAATTATTGTTCCTAACCATGAGTTAAAGAACCACCCCTTCCGACATGCGGGCGGCCCTGCATACCCAGGGCACGCACACAATGGAGAGTTTACAGGACCTAAGGGTTCTGGAGCACAGCAGCTAAGCCCAGATGAGCTAAAGAAAGTTTTAGAAAGAGCAGGATTTGAAGGACAAGGATTAGCAAACGCATTAAAGATTGCGGGCGCTGAATCTGGTAGACGCCCATACGCATTTAACCCACATGGTGGAGACCTATCCTACGGTATATTTCAAATTAACATGCTTGGCGACCTTATGAATGAACGCTTAAATAAGTCTTGGAAAAGTTCAGACGGCAAATCTTTTAAACTAGGTTCAGTAAACGACCTCTTTGACCCAGAGACTAACGCCCGTGTTGCATATCATATGTCTCAAAAGGGATATAACTGGAGCTCTTGGTCTACTAAGTCTGTACTTGGTAACAACAATCCTGAAGGTGAGGGTGGCTCAGATAAGTCCACCTCTGCCTCTGCCTTAGCAAAGGGCAAGGGCGGAGATGATACAAAGTTTAGTTGGTCTAAGTTGTTTACTCAAGATGGAACAAGTAACAAAAACTTAGTGTCAGATTTACTAAAAGGTTTTACCTCTATGTCAAGCCCTGCATTAAAAACTACATCGCAAGTAGGTTCTTCAACGTATAACTATGGTGGTGTGACTGTAAACCTATCAGGTGGCGGAAGCGCACAAGACAATATTGCAGCCCTAAAGGCGGCTCTATCAAACTCAGAGACTCTAGATAAGGCGGCTAAAAACTAATGCCATACTTTGTTCCACCACAGGCACTTCAAAAAAAGAAAGCTACTGTAAAAAAAGATACAGTTAAAACTGCATCTTCTTTAAAAAGAATTAACAACCTAGCTAACGCTAGCGTTGCTGCAACTACAGCTGGAAGTATTGCGTCATCAGCAGCCCCCACAGTTGCTGTTGCTGCGGCTGCCTCTACGGTTGCTGGCTCTGGACTTAACCGTCAAGCTGTTGGTGTCGCCCTTAGTAGAGCAGGTAGGGTTGTAAAAGTCGGAGGCCTTCCTGGACTCGGTGTTGGACTAGGGCTAACTCTTATTGGAAAAGCGTTAGAGAAAACAGCTGTGAAAGAATATGGTGACTTGGTAGGTAATAACACCCCAGATACAAGGCCTAACAAATCATTTCCGCCAAGAGATTATGACTACAACTTACCGCCACATAAGTGGAGCCTTCCTGTAAGACCTCAACGTGTAGACGGCTATGAGGGTGATGGAAACCATGCACAAAACAATCACGAAGGTGACTTCCACCGACTACGTAGAGGTGTTATTTGGCACTGGAGTAACGGAAACGATATTTCTGCTGTCAAAGACGGCGGTGTAATTGAGACAGCAGCTCAGATACAAGCGAAGGCCAAAGGAGACGCAGAAAATAAACTATTAAAGCAGGGCTCTGGAAAAGAAAACAACTATAAATATGGTTTTCAATTCTTATGGAACCCAGAAACAATTTCGTCTTCTATTGCACGAAACATGGACGTAACCCCATCATCAGCTGACCGATTCCGTTCAGTAGCTGGTGCCTTCCCTGGGCAAGAGACCTATCAATTTCAAATTATGTTAGACCGTGTAAATGACTTTGCAGCTTTTAGAAGTATGGCTGGGGATACATACGCAAACTCAATGAACCATCCAAAAGCTGTAGAGGTAAACGCAAACAGCCCACAGGTTAGAGAGAGTAAGTATTCCAAGATACCAACTAGTGCTATGAGCTATTACCCTTCTGCACTTGGGTCTGTAAATATGGAAAAAATTAATGACCTAATGAAGTTTGGAACCATGGCTGACCTTGAGTATTTGTTCAAGGCCCTAAATGGAAACGGTGCTAATCAAGGCTCTGGTGAGTGGGCAACCCTTATGCTTAAGAAGACAGCTAACATTGGATTCCTATCCCCAAGCCTTCTTGGTTTCAGATTTGGCCCTAATGCTCAGCAGCAACTTTCTTTTGTTGGATGGATAACAAACATGTCAATTAATCACACCTACTTTACAGAAGACATGATTCCTTTACGCACAACCGTATCGTTTAGCTGTGACGCCTTTGCTGGCTCTACAGTAGTTTAGGAGGAAACATGACTATATATTTAGGTTCTAGATACGAGCCATCGTTTGTTGACTTTGTTTCTACTACCCCTAACGGGGATGAGAATCCTATTGTTTTTTACGATTTTCCTGATATAGGAACGCTTACCTACTACGAGCACACATATAAAGAAGGGGAGCGCTTAGACCAGCTAGGTAATAAGTACTACAACCGTTCAAGCATGTGGTGGATTATATTGGACCATAACCCTGAAATTAAAGACATCCTTAACATTCCAGCTGGAACTGTGCTGAGGATTCCACGTGTTTAAATTTGTAAGTGTTTCTTTTCCAGACTCTCCTGAAGGCCCAACGTCTGTGTATAAAGCCGTACTCATGCAAAAAACATATGAACATGAGCTATTGGTATTAACGTTTAAAGATTGGGACCCTAAGTACGAATCGATTAGACCAGGAACTCCTATTGAAGTTAAGCTGTCCTCAAACACTACACCTAGAGATTTTTTTGGGTACATTCATCACATTACCCCATCCGCTACTCCAGGCAAAATGTTTACAGAAGTTGTATGTATAGGTGGTTCATTCCCCCTTAAGCAAGCTTCCCAACAGACCTATAGAGATTGCACCGCGGACCAAGTTATAAAAGAAATTTGTATTAAACACAGTTTGCGTTTTATAGGAAAGCCTCACCCTAGAGTTTACGAAATGGTATCTCAAGCTGGGTATACCGACTGGCAACTTGCAGTGCGGTTAGCAAAGCAGATTGGGTACACCCTGCGTGGAGAAAACACTGATATCTATTTTGAACCTATCTTGAGTGACTACGAGTTATATAAGGACGCGGCAAAGGTCTTTATAATGAAAGACGCTAGTGATTCCACTGGCTCTACCTTATATGCCTTTCAACCTTCTATTGGTGAGTCTATTGAGTATGACGGAGAGATGAAGTCCGCTGTAGCTATTAGTGGTGTAGACAGATTTTCTAAAGCTGCTATGGCTCAAACTAAACAAAAGAGAAATAAGACTACAAAAACAAAACGCCAAGACGAGTTCTTTGACCGTTTTAACTCTTTAGTTGTAGCGCCTAACTCTCAGATTGCAACGTATGAAGCAGAAGCAGCTGAGGCTAGGAACTCTTTTCCATACAGAGGTACTGCTAGTGTGCTTGGTGACCCCACCTTGAGACCTAATATGCCTGTATACCTAGCGGGGATTGGGGCTACCTACTCTGGCTATTGGACAATTTTATCTACAGAACACGTAATGATTGAGACTGAAAGAAATGTACCGACCTATGTTACTAACATTGTTGTAGGCACTGACTCTCTTGGCTCTGTAAACGGCGTGGCTGGACTAGAGATTGCAGTACCTGGAAGCCCAAAAAGAAAGATAAAACCTGGTGTGGCCTCTGGTAAACCAAAGACTAGCAAGCCTCTTATAAAGAGTTCAGCCCGTAAAAGTGGTGCTCAAAATAAAGGAAGCTTTGGAAAAATTGGCAACCGACAAAAAGTCACAGCAAAAACTAAACAACCTTCTACCTGGGTTGCTGATAAAAAAACTACTAGGGTAACCTTTACCCCTAAGAAGATTAAGTCACCTACCGTGGCTAACAGGGTAAGGAGCAACGCCGTTCGATGATAGACGATAAAAGATTTTATGGAATCTACCTAGGAATATGCGTAGACGTTAAGGACGATGAGAACGATAATCGAATCCGACTACAAGTGCCTCAGGTTTTAGGTCAGTCAGAGACTGGTTGGGCTAGAGCCTGCCTCCCTGTTACATCTAACAGTAACCACCCTGACCATAAAAAGCACTTAGCTTCTGAGGTTGCAGCCCTTCTACAGGCTCATGCTACTCACGCTACTCACTCAGAAACTATTACAACAAGCGGTGCAACTGTTGGTACCTTTGGTTCTCACACTCATACCGTAACCGTTAGCCTTGCCCATGATGCTCATACCAACAACCACACAGGTAAGAGCCCTGACACTACGTGGAACTTAGACCACGAACACGTGGACACTGAAAACGCAGATAACAAGTGGAATGACGACCAAGAACAAGAGATTGCCAGTACAGCCGAGCACTCACCGCATAGACTAGTACCTAAGCTAGGACAAAAAGTGTGGGTTATGTTTGAGGGTGGGGACCCTAACTTTCCAGTATGGATGGGAGTAGAACTGTGATAGAGAGAGCTATAGCGCTGCCGTTTTCTTTTAATTCAGCGGGGGAACTATCCTATACAAACGATGAAAAAAAGATTATCCAGGACAGGCTCGTGCTAGCAATCATGAGCCGTCCAGGCGAGAGGGTGATGCGCCCAAGCTTTGGAAGCGCAGTTTATGAGACACTATTTGAAGATGAAAATACTGCCATAGCAGTTGCTACTGAGGCAGTAGCCGCATGTTTTACAGAGTTCTTTCCTTACTTAGAGTTTATAGAAGCAGTCCCAAACCTAGATAGTGGTGGAACCTTAGAGTTAGATATTAAATATAGAAAGTCCCAACAGACACTAACAGAATCTTTAAGTATAAAAACTAAGATATTCTCCAGAGCTGGAGAGGTCATACAGGAGGTCAGATAATGGCAAATGAAAACTATGTTCCACAAGTAGATTACACCTCTCGTGACTACCTATCCCTCAAAGAAGAGATGGCAGCTCTCATCCCATACTTTGCACCTAACTGGACTAACCGCGACCCCGCAGACTTTGGCATGACCTTAATTGAGCTGTTTGCATATATGGGTGACCAGCTTAACTACTATATTGACCGCTCTTTAAATGAAGCTTTTATCACCACCTCTAGTCAAAGAGATAACGTTTTAAAAATTGCAAGACTTCTTGGGTATACGCCTACAGAATCTACTGCTGCAAAAGTTCTATTGACTTTTCAAAATTCAACAGCCAACACTATTACCGTACCAAAAAGAACACAGGTATCGACTACCGTTGTTAACAGCGGCTCTACAACCCAAATTATTTTTGAAACTGATAGCGCAGTTGTCGTGCCTGCGAAGGTATCAACAGTTAATGGTTCTATTACAGTAACTGCTACCCAAGGTGAGACTGTTGGGTATGACCCAGTAACACGTCCTGATGAGGGGGAGATAGGCGTATCTGGTGGTGCAGCTAACCAGTTCTACCCGCTTCCAGAATCTCCAGTAATTGCGGGAAGTATTGAGATAGATGTATCTGGAGTTAAGTACTCTTACGTACCGTTTTTAATTGACTACCAAGATTACGACCCAGTTTTTACTACCTTTACAGATGCTGAAGGAACAACCTATGTTCAATTTGGTGACGGCATCAGTGGTCGCATCCCAGCAAACCAGGCTTCAATTAGAGCTACGTACAGAATTGGCGGCGGAAAATTTGGTAACGTTGCAGCCAATACTATTAAGTTTATTAAAACCAATTCCACTATTGGCCTTACTGTAAGCAACCAAGATGTTGGACAGACCTCTGGTGCCGCCTCAGGTGGGGCAGACCCAGAGACCACAGACTCTATTCGTATCAACGCCCCTAGAAGCGTTAGAGCACTTAACCGCGCTGTGTCGTTGTCTGACTACTCTAATATCGCTATTCAAGTACCAAACGTTGCAAAGGCAAACTCTATCTCAGATGTGTACAGCAGTGTAACTATCTTTATTGCACCGTTCGGTGACTCTGGATTACAGGCAGACGGACAGACAGCATCAGATGTATTTAATAACTTAGCAGTTGATATTGGTAAGTTCTTTGAAGATAAGACACCTCCAGGAACTTCAATCACACTTCAGCCACCTGCTTACGTAGACGTAAGACTTAAACTAGAGTGTGTGGTATTGCCACAGTTTAGAAATGCCCAGGTAACGTCTTCAATTCAAGAGGCTATTGCTGAGCTATTTGATTTTGATAACGTATCTTTTAATGACCGCATAACTACGGCAGACGTTTTAGGAGTCATCAAAGAAGTAGATGGCGTTTCTCGCGTGTCTATGAGTAAGATGATTAGAAAAGATGAAGACAAGGTATGGAGCATCAATAACAAGGTTCTACTAAATAACGTAGCTACTCTTACAACTACAGCAACTCACAACCTTCAAGTTGGAGAGACTGTATTGGTAAGTGGTGTTACTGCTCCTTTTGATGGAACCTTTGTTGTTACTGCTGTAGCCCCTACTACTTTTAACTACGCGGTTATTAGTACAAACGTCCCTACGGCTGCCGTATCCCCTGTTGGAAAGGTATCTCTATTATCTGTAAAAGACATTGTCTGTTCAGTTAATGAACTTCCTCAGCTAGAAACAACCAAGGTTGCTGGAGTAACCACCGTTGTAGGGATAGACCTAACAACAAGCGGAGGCATTAGTTAATGGCACGGTATGGTCTTGATTACTACAGCGCGTTAAGCTTCCCTCTAAGTTACTATGGTAGTGATAACGCTCTTAATTATGACGCTAACCCCGTCTTTGCTTTGTCCTCTGGGTATAACCAGTTAACCCTATTTTGGACAAGCCCAGTAGGTGCGTGGGTTAAGTTGCGTTTGGTAAGAAGCCCCTATGGATTCCCCGTAAACGTAACCGATGGGGATAATGTATTTGAAACCACTAGACGAGCAGACCCTCAGTTCTATATAGATAAAACCTCTCTTACAAATACAGAGTCAAAGGTCTTCTTCTATTCTATTTTTGTATTTGACTCTGTACAACTTTCTTGGGTATTAGCTGGGCGAATGTCAGGTATGTCAGTAAAAAACTACGGCACAGCTGACAAGATGTACAACTACTTGCCACAGATTTATAAGCTAACAACACCCTACATTGCATCTGAAGCTACAGATAACAATGATTTATATAATTTTCTATCCCTATTTGCCTATGAGCTAGACCACACAAGGGCGCTAGCTGAAATTATTACAGACCGTTATAACTTTGAAAGAATTTCAGCAACCTCTATTCCCCTGCTGTTAAATCAGTTTGGACTTAAGTACGAGCCAGAGATTGGTTTCCAACAGTCTCGTATCCTTGTTAGAGACTCTGTTCAGCTAACAAAAGAAAAGGGCTCATCACAAGGTCTACGAGAATACATAAAAGGATTTACAGGATGGGCTTGCCCGTCGCCTGTTGAGGGAACCCCTAACCCAACACTTGAAGGTCTACAGGTAAGTCACAACCTGATGTTGGATTACAACGACTCTTCATTTGAAGAAGGTATTGGACATTGGACAACTCCAGATAGCACAGCATCTTTATCCCAACTAGGTGCAAAGTCTGTTACCAAATACCAAGTTAATAATAACAACCTTCGTATGATTGTAGGAGCTCACGGCTACAAGATTGGAGATAAAATCACTATTAGTGGATTTAAGTCTCCTGGTTACAACTCCAGCACTCCTGTAGATATTACAGGTATTGACCCACTTAGCTACATAGAAATTATTGTTTCTAGTCCAGACATTGCTTTAATTGACGCATTTAATAAAGAGGCAGATGCCTACCCAACAGTTCTTCCATACCCAACCCCTTATGCGGAACCTACAACCCCTGCGCTATACCCAAATAAACGAAAAGGTATTCTATCTGTTGCAAACTCAACAGGTTCCCCGCAAGTTGTTACCATCTCCTGTGGAAGCACGTCACCAAGAACTTTGGGTATCCCTATTATTTCTGGAGACACTTATACCTTTAGCGTTTATAGCGCAGCCCTATCAGCAGCAAAAAGTTTTACAGCAGGAATAAGTTGGTACGACCGTTTCGGAACATTTATGTCTACTACTACAGGTAACCCTGCAACAAATGCCACAGGAGCCCTATCTACAAGAGCGGTGGTAACTGCCCCAGGTCCCTGCAACATTACGTTAAATCCTTTCTTTGCTACTGCAGGCTCTGGATATACCGATGGCGTTTATACAAACATTCCATTAACTAGAGTTAGCGGCAAGGTGTTTACAACAGCACCAAGAGCAAACATTGCTATCTCTGGTGGGTCAGTTTCTTCTGTGTCTATTGTTAACGGTGGCAAAGGCTCAGATACCACAACCATATTCTCTTTTGATAGAACATCTATAGGTAGCGCAGGTGGCTCTGGCTTCCTAGCCACTGTTAATCGTGTTCAGGAGTCGTATTACGCCGCTCCTACTATTGCTGTATCTAACGTTGCTAATGCCAACAGCGGTGAGCGTCACTACTTTGACGCAGCGCAGTTTGAAAAGGCTGGAGCTGTTACAGACTTTGATGAGGCTCGCCAGGTGCACATCACTATGAAGGCTAGCCGCATTAATGAAATTAAAAACCCAACCTTTAATAGTGCAAATAGCTTTGCACCTTGGGGTTTTACAAATGGAACACCAACAGCTTCAAGTGCTCAAACCGACCCTATTGATGACCTACTAATTATTGAAGGTTATCAACAGACTGGTGGAACTGCAGAAATTTCTTTGACAACAGTTCACGCTTATAAAGTTAATGATGTTGTTGTAGTAGCAGGGTTGCCTGCAGCGTACAACGGTGTGAAGACTATTACTGCAGTTACAGATTTTACAATTAGTTACACAGTAAGCCCAACCGCAACTGTTGCGTTTACTTCTGATGCAGGAACGATTGCTAAAGCTGGAAGCTCTTGTTTAGTAACTAAGCCTGCAACTGGAAATACAGAAGTTCGAGCGGCAGCATCTTCCGCTAACTACATGGACATTCATTATCCGTCTACTAACTACACCTTTAGTGTGTATGTAAGACGCGTTACTGGAACCGTTGCCCCAACTGTGCGCCCAGTCATCTACTGGTATGACAGCACTAAGACTGCTATCTCTAGTAACTTAGCTGACCTTGTAACAATTAATAGCTCCACTGACTGGTCAAGAATCAACACGACATCCGTTGCCCCTGAGAATGCGGCCTATGCAAGCGTCTCTATCCTATGGACTAATGGTGCGGTTAATGACTCAATCGCATTAGATAATGCTTTGTTTGAGAACAGCCCCTTTGTTCTTCGGTACTTTGATGGAAGCCAGGGCTTTGGCTCTACTGCTGAGTTGTTCTGGGAGGGCTCAGTCCCTAACCTAGCCCGTAGCCACTACTACAGAAACCGAGTAGCTATCGCTGACCGCCTTGCAAAAGGTGCCCTAGATGACTGGCTTGTAAGTGGCTCAACCTACGCCCTATACCTAGCACAGCCAAAGACGTAGTATGATGCTCCCATGCTGGAGCTAATACTCGTTGGTTGCTTTACTGGGTTCTTCCTGGCTACAGTGCGGAATCTAGTAGACGTGTTAAGTATTTTTATACCTACTTCCGTAATTAATGCCGTACTTTCAATTATATTTGCAGGCGTAGCTGTGTATTTAGTTGAAGTTTCAACTACTAAGCAGGCCATCCTGTGGACAGTAGCTGGGGCATTCCTGGGGGCAGCGCTCCTTGCAATTGTTGAGCGTGTGTCTACCTATAAACCAGCCGTTGTTAACACAGCCCGAGATTAGTGATAGGGTAATAGGGACCTAAGGAGGTCCTATGAGCAAATATTATGTTCTAGTGGCTGGTAAAGGAGCCACCAGTAGACAAAACGTTGAAGCGTTAATGGAAGACCATTACTACGCAAAAGGCGATGGCGGAACTGTTGTAATCGCTATTGAAAAACATGCAACACCATCACAGGTATTTGTTGCACAGTTTGCTAAAGATAAAAACAAAGAGATAGTTCTGGTTGCAAAGCCAGATGCTGACTTAGGCAGTATGCCTGCAGCATCAGTAGTTCATGATGATGAGCCAATTAAAAAATCTGTAGAGATAGTTGCTGGAGCAGACGCGTACGCATTTCTTCTTTGGGATGATGGTGACGAAGCTTCGCTTGCAGTATTGGCGTCTTGTAAAAAAGCTAACATTCCGTGCTATGACCTGATTAATGGGCTATCAGAGATAACTCCATCTGAAACACTTCAGGAGCCAGAGGCAACCCTATTCCCCAAAGCTGAGATGGTCACAGAAAGTGAGGAGACCGATGAGGAGGAAGAAGAAGTCGACGAGGAAGAAGACGACGACGAAGAGTACGACGACGAAGAAGAAGACTCCGAAGACCTTGAAGATATCTATGCGGGAGTCGAAGCGATAGCCCGAGTCTTCGCCCGAGTCTTTATTGAGGAGTGGAAGGCCCAAGGTGGCCCTAAGTCCTAAGACTCTAGGTGTACTCCTAGAGATAGCCGTTTATGGGGCTCCAGAGGGCGTTAAAGGCCTTTCTAGGGAGCTTGGGGTAGGTCGCGTACAGATTGACTCTGCCCTGGCTGAGCTGGCCTCTATAGGCCTTGTACGGCTTTCCAACGGTAAAACGGCAAAAGGGACATTCTGGTACAAAGTGGAACTTACCCCAGAGGGTGTAGCCTACGCCCATAACTGGATGACTGGTAAGAAACCGTTAGCGGTTTTACCGAACGGTGAAACCAGCATCTACATATCACTGAATAGCAATATAGCAAATACCTATATAGCAGATATCCCATATAGCAAAGAGCAGTATGGCTTATATGCTAATTCAGTTAACAAAAGTGCGGAACAGAGTTCCGCACTGAACGGGAAAGAAAACATAGGAGGAATCATGAGCTTGGGCTCAACGCCAATAGACCCAGATGACTTAGCAGATGAGATGAAGAAGGACAAGGAACGCAAGAAGCAGGAGCGCAAGGAGCAATCAGAGGCTCACTACCGCGACCGACAGCGTATCCGTTCTAGTCGCGCTGTGGTTGACTGGTCCCCAGCCGATGTTGTCAATCACTTCTCCGAACAGGTTAAGTTAATCTGGAACGTAGAGAACGTGGCGTTAACCCAACGGCCTAAGTTGGTTAGGGCTATGGACTTGTTCCGTATAGACAACGACACCAACGGTGAGATTGATAAATATCTTATTGATGCTTACATCTCGACAAAAAAGTTTGATAAGACTAAGTTATATAACCCAGAGGAAATCTTCTGGGGCTTTATAAACTGGGCTCCGACAAAGGTTGGCGAAGCCAAGCGTTCTGTAAAGGCAGAGGACCTAGATGCTGTTGCCGTTGCACGAGCGAAGAACCGAAAGCTGTTAGGGTTGGACTAATGTACAAAGTAGAAGAGCAAAAAGTTCGTCGTAAGATGTGGATTAAATCTTCCAACATCCCTAAGGCACGCCTTGGTTGGGAACTGGATGACTGCGTTGATACTGACCCAGAAGACATCGAACAGATACGTGGTTGGATTAGTTTGCTAGACCAAGGTGTTAACGTCAGAGCCTCTGGTAGCAGACACTGTGGCAAAGGTCTAATGATTGCGGGTAAGCCTGGCCGCGGTAAATCAACGGTGGCTGTTGCAACCATCCAAGATATCATGAGGCTATCGCCTCCGTCTGCCTTTGACGTAGAGGATGGGTTGACTCTTATCCGTCCTTGTTACTTTATGACCTTTAATGATGTGCTTGCTTTATCAGGTCGCATGATGGATAGCCCGACAGACTGGGAGGAGGTCCTCTACTATGGTCTCTTAGGTGAGGCGCACGACTCCTACAACATCCGAGTCCTAGTGATTGATGACGTAGGCAAGGAGCACGCTAGCCTAAGTGGGTGGCAGAAGAACGTTTTGCATCATGTACTACGTACACGGTTCAATCTTGGACTGCCAACCATAGTAACCACTAACGTCAGTCTTGACGACTGGGGTAGTCTTTACGGCGATGCTACCGAGAGTTTTGCTAAGGAAGCGTTTATGTATTTGCCAATGGTTACTAACAAAGGAGACCTACGAGAATGAGCAAGGTAATGGAAACTAAACTAGTACAAGTGTTTCTTAGTCAAACACAGTCACCTGGTCCTGGTATCTATGAAGTATCAGTGGACGATAGTAACAAGCTGTACTGCACCTGCCCTGGTTATCGTGGTCGCAATACTTGCAAGCATGTTAAGTTTGTAAGCGCACGCATCAAAGCAAACGGTGGCGATAATTATCCGTTAGAGTTTTCTAGCCGTGCGTCCAAAGACGATATAAGTAATGCCCGTTCATCAAAGGAAGCCTTTAGGGAGTTTGTAATAAACTTCGGCAAGATAGAAGTCTTTTAATGAAGAATGGGGATATCAGTAACGAACTCCCCAGAAGGATATTAGTTACCACAGACATTATTATGGATGTGGAGATGACAGTAAAGCGTAAGCTTTTAGTAATCCCATCCGTAAAAGTAAATAAAAAGTTTAGACGTGATGCTTTGTCCTATTTGTATATTTTTACAACTAGGGCTGGTTTTACCCTGGAACTTATATCCTTTGAGTTAGATAACGAAACTTTATCTGAAACTATGGATGCACTTGACAACATGGGTACTAACCCATTTAGATACTACACGGCGTATGAATCGGACAAACACTTGCTCAGCGAACTTCCCTATCGACCTGAAGTAGTTGGTGTAGTTGATGTAGACTCTCGCCTCTTACGTTACGGACACTGGGGAAGGACATTCGCTGACTTACAATGAACAACGAACTACGACTATTAAGTAAAGTATTAGAGAGCCGCGACCTCGCCCCATTATTCGACCGTGGTGTTAAAGACGCATGGTTTGTAGATGGTGAAGTAAAACGCGTATGGGTTTTTGTACGCGACCACTTCTCTAAGTATGCAGAGTGCCCAAGCCTTGAGGTAGTAACTCAAAACTTCCCATCATGGAAGCAGCACGAGTCCCCTGACGCCCTAGAGTATTTAATTGACAGCGTTGTTGCTACACGCCGTTCCTCTTCATTCTTAAAGATGTTGGAGTCTGCCGCTACTACATACGGCTCTACTAAAGACCACGAAGAAGGTCTACGTATAGTTCAAGCTGGCATCATTGGTTTAGAAGAAGATGGGCTAGGTAAGACTAGCGATGTAAACCTTATTGATGAACCACAAAAGCGTTGGGACGAGTACACCTTCCGTAAAAACAACCCAGGGTTACTTGGAACAGCAACAGGGTTCCCTAGTGTTGACCAGGTTACGGGTGGTCTACAGCCTGGTCAGTTGATTGTAATTGTTGCTCCACCTAAGACTGGTAAGTCAACTGTTGCTTTGCAGTTTGCACAGAACGTTCACCTACAGGACAAGTCAGTTATGTTCCAGTCATTTGAAATGAGTAACCACGAACAGCAGACTCGTTATGACGCTATGCGAGCGCGTATCTCACACTCACGTCTTATCAATGGTTTGCTAGATAACGAAGAAGAAGCACGGTATCAAGCAAAGCTTCGTTCTATGGAGAACATGCGTAAGCCATTCTGGTTAGTTGACTCAGCCAACGGCTCTACAGTCTCTGGTATATCTAGTAAGTTGTCGGTGCTACATCCAGACATCGTATTTATTGACGGTGTTTATTTAATGATTGACGAGCAGACTGGTGAAGCTAACACTCCACAGGCTATTACTAATATTACCCGCTCTCTAAAACGTATGGCTCAGAAGTACAAGGTGCCAGTTGTTATTACAACTCAGGTTCTTAACTGGAAGATGCGTAAAGGTCAAGTAACTGCTGACTCAATTGGTTACTCATCATCCTTCCACCAAGATGCTGACGTCATCTTTGGTCTACAGCGTGAAGATGAAAACGTAGACGACACTCGTATCTTGAAGGTGCTAGAAAGCCGTAACTCTGGACGTATGGAGATATCGCTTATCTGGGATTGGAGCACAGGTACTTTTAGAGAGATTGACGTAAATGACATCTAGCATTGAAGACACACTAGAATTTCTGGGTTTAAAGATTGTCTCTATTAGGAACAGCGAAATACAACTTAACTGCCCTGCTCACAAAGAACGTACGGGAAAAGAAGACAACAACCCATCCTTTTGGATTAACGGGGACACTGGTTTATTTATTTGTTTCTCTTGTGATTGGAAGGGTGGCCTACAGACTCTAGTTAGTTACTTAGGCGGTACTATCGATGCAACGATAGATGTAGATGTAACAGTGACTAGATTAGCTGCTCGTATAAAGCAATTAATTGAAGGCGAGAAACCTAAGCAAGAAGAGTACGCACCTATTCATGAGTCTATGCTTCACGCTTTCAGACAGGTACCCGACGATATTTCCCTGAGTAGAGGTTTATTACCTGAGGCAGTAGCTAAATATGGAGTGAAGTGGAACCATAATCAGAGCAACTGGATTATCCCTATAAGAGACCCGATTACTAATAAGCTTCTAGGATGGCAAGAGAAGGGCCACAAGACTAGGTTCTTTAGAAACACCACAGGTGTTAAAAAAAGCGAAGCCTTGTTTGGGTATGAACATTACAAAGGTGGAGACATGATTGTAGTTGAGTCTCCCTTAGATGTTATTCGCCTAGCTTCCCTAGGTATACAGGGTGCTGTTTCTACTTACGGTTGCGCCGTTTCACATACTCAGTGGAGCATGATTAGGGGAGCGACTAGACCTATATTTGCTTTAGACAATGACGACGCGGGCAGGTCTTGCACAGAAGAGTTAAGGTTTAAGGCTATGGATATTGGTATGTCTTCCTGGTTCTTTAACTATGCACAGACCGACCAAAAGGATGTAGGCGGGATGTCTCGCAAAGAGATTGAGTGGGGTTTGCAAAACGCAAGACACATACTAGGGTATATGCCATGAGCAGCAGTGCTAAGTGGATGGACGCAGGACCTCTGCGTGACTACCTAGAGAAGGTCTCAGCAGAAAATAAAGAGCGAGCTAAGTATTGTTCTTTCTGTGATAAACCTACTGCAGACCATTGGGAAGCCTTAAGGGGCTCACCTACTTTAATAAGAGCATGTAAAGAGTGTTGTCCAGAGGAGCATTAATGATTATCGGATTGACAGGCTACGCACAATCAGGAAAAGATTCTGTAGCTAATATTCTTGTTAGCAACTATGGGTATACCAGAGTGGCTTTTGCTGACCCTATTCGTGAACTTCTATATCAGATGAATCCCGCAGTTAAAGATGGCGGCTATAGAGTGCAAAGCACTGTTGATGCCTACGGTTGGGACGTTGCAAAGACCGCGTTTCCAGAGGTTCGTAATATGCTACAGAACTTAGGGGTTGGCGCTCGCAAAACTTTTGGGGACATGTTCTGGGTACAACAAGCGCTACGTCAGGTAAGCCCTGAGGGTAATTTTGTTATAACAGATGTTAGATACCCTAATGAAGCTAAGGCAATTAGGGAGTATGACAACTCACAGATTTGGCGCATAAAGCGCAGTGGAATTATCCCAGTAAATGCTCATGCATCAGAGACTGCAATGGATGAGGAAAGAGTTGACCAGATATTTGTTAATAATGGTACGCTTGAGGACCTTAAGGTTTTAATTAGTACAAGAATGAGGGCATACATATGATTATGGAATACGGGTCCTGGGTCCTTGCCGTTATAGGTGTCGGAGGAATCTACTTTGTTGGACGTAAAACTATCTGGGGCTGGCTAGTGCTTCTTTTTAACGAGGTTTTATGGATTGGTTACGCTCTAACTACTGACCAGTATGGCTTTATCTTCTCTGCTCTTGCCTACGCTCTTGTTTATATTAGGTCTTATATCCATTGGTCTAAAGATAGAGTTAACGAGATACCTCTGTGACATTTACTGGCACCCTACTACCCTACCAACCTGAAGCCGTCGACAAGATGTGCGAGCGCGGTAGGGTTTTGGTTGCCTACGACCTAGGACTAGGCAAGACTGTCCTAACCATCGCTGCCATAGAAAGGTTGATGGATAACAAGAAAGTAAAGGAGCCTGGTCTTATAATTTGTCTATCCTCATTGAAATATCAGTGGGCTGGACAGATTGAGAAATTTACAGGTGGAACTTCAAAGGCTTTGGTTATTGATGGAACGCCGAAGAAACGTGCAGAACAATACGCCGAAGCAATGGACTGGCGGAATACAGGGATTGATTACATTATCCTTAACTATGAGCAAGTTGTTAACGACTGGGATTCCATCAAAGACTTACCAAGAGGATTCGTTATCCTTGACGAAGCCACAGCCATCAAGTCCTTCAAATCCAAACGTTCCCGAGCAGTAAAGAAGTTAATCAATGCTCCATATAGATTTGCACTCACTGGTACTCCGATTGAAAATGGTAAGCCTGAAGAGCTGTATAGCATTATGCAGTTCGTTGACGCCAGCGTACTTGGTCGGTTTGATATCTTTGATGCTGCTTTTATCGTAAGAAACTCTTGGGGAGCACCCCAGTACTACCGCAACCTGTCGACCCTTCACACTAAGATGAAGGAGGCTTCTGTACGTAAAGCGCAGAAAGACCCAGACGTTGCCCCATACTTACCTGACACTATCCACAAAGACCCAGTAAAGATTGTCTTTGATAGAGCCTGCTCAAAACTATACACACGTATATCACAAGACTTGTTATCAGACCTTGACGAGGCTCAAGATTTATTTGGTTCTAACTTTAATATCATGGCTCACTATGGGATGGAGTCCCGTCGCGGTGGCCCTGAGGACGAGATGCGCGGTAAGATTATGTCTAAGATTGGAGCATTAAAGATGCTCTGTTCTCACCCCGAACTACTACGTAGTAGTGCAGCTAAGTTTAAACAAATGAATGGAGAGGGTTCTGCTTATGTCACTGAACTGGTTGATGGGGGTCTTCTTGATAGTGTTAATAACTCGCCTAAGCTTGACTATCTTACTCAGTACGTTAAAGACTTCTTGGAGCAGAATCAAGAAAACAAAGTAGTTATCTTTGCTACCTACGTAGACATGCTTGACAAGATTGCCGCGGCTTTAGGGCCAGAGCAGTGCCGACTATACTCAGGGAAGTTAGATGCTAAGACTAAAGAAGATAACAAGGTTGCTTTTAATAATGACCCTACTGTTCGTGTTCTTATTTCTTCCGACGCTGGTGGTTACGGGGTAGACCTACCTGCAGCCAACATGTTGGTTAACTATGACCTGCCGTGGTCATCAGGCACAGCCACACAGCGTAACGGCCGTATTAAGAGGGCATCCTCAACCTGGCCCTCTATCGTAATTCAAGATATAGTTATCTCAGGGTCCGTTGAGGAACGTCAGTGGGAAGCCCTACAACAGAAGAGTTCTATTGCTAACGCCATCATGGATGGTGAAGGCGTAGATAATGATGAAACTAAGGTGTCAATGTCTGTAGGAAGCCTTAAGGCTTACCTCCAGTCATCTAACGTCTAATGCCCCATAGCTCAGTTGGCAGAGCATCGCACTGTTAATGCGAGTGTCCCTGGTTCGAGTCCAGGTGGGGCAGCGATGCGGTTGTAGCTCAGTTGGTAGAGCGGCACCTTGCCAAGGTGCAGGTCGCGAGTTCGAGCCTCGTCAACCGCTCCAATCTCCCTTCGTCTAATTGGCAAGACTGCGGATTCTGGTTCCGCCTATCGAGGTTCGAGTCCTTGGGGGAGAGCTTTACACCCAACGATTATCGTTGGGCATGTACACTTATAGGATGCCTAACTCGCCTAAGACCCCTACGCGTACTATCCGCGTATCAGACCAGCTGTGGACAGCGGTCCAGAAGAAAGCTGCAGCTGACAAGGTTACAGTAACCAGCATTATTATCGAAGCCCTTGAAGATTATATTAAAGTAGATAATTAAATGGGGAAGCACAACGATAAGATTGCTAAGGCTCTAGCTCAACGCCAGGCAGCTACACCAAACGGCTCAGGCTACAAGAAGCCAGGTTCTATGAACAAGAAGAAGACTGGCTACCGCGGCGTAAAAGCCAATAACGCAAAGTAACTTGACAGCCATCTAGTCATCCATTAAGTTTTACCTAACAGCTAAACGTTAGGAAACTTATGAACACAGATGCCGTCAAAGAAGATATACGCCAGTTCAAGGCGTTAAAAGATAATGTAGAACTGCTGACAAAACGTCAGACAGAAATTAAAAAAAGACTCACAGAGTGTATCGATGAGTTCGGTACTGAAGACGAGCGCGGACACATTGTTCTTGCAGTAGAAGATGCAGAACAGATTATGAAACAGAAGCGCGTAATTAAAAACCTAGATATCAATGCAGCAGAGATTATCCTTAATAAAAAGGGTATTAAAGACACATGCATTAAGATGGTTCCAACATTAGATGAGTCAGCAATTATGGCTGCATTTTATAACGGACACCTTACTGAAGAAGATATCGATACAATGTTCCCGCAAAAAGTTTCTTACGCATTTATTGTAGGTAAGAGCAGTGGACGAGATTGATAACCTATTCTCTGACTTAGACACTTACTATCCAGGTAGTAAGAGAAAACGTAGAGAGACAAAACCAAAAAATAAACGCACAGTAAAAGATGGTTCCGATTGGACATCCACTGTTGTGTTTAGAAAACTCCCGTCGGGAGAACTACACGAGTTTTATCAGGTAGGTGCTTTGGCACAGGCATTGGGTAGACCTCTTGTAACAATCCGTTACTGGATTAAACAAGAGTACATACCTCAGGCTCCATATCGCCTGTCTGATAAAGAAACAAAAAATGGCGAAAAGATGAGAGGGCGTAGGTTATACTCACGTGCTCAAATCGAGGCAATAGTTGAGCTGTTTGGAAAGGCTGGACTCCTAGATAAAACTAGGATACAATGGCCTAACCAGCAATTGACTAACGCAATAGCTGAGGCTTGGGAGAACATAAAGTCTGCCGAGCTTAACCGATGAATCAAACGAAACTAAGGAGAAATGCCATATGGCAATCGACCGTACCGACGAGTACATGCCAGTAACAGACGCGTTTTCAACAACAGCTGTTGATGACCGTCCAGCAACACCAAGCAGCAATGCAGTTCAATCAGGTTGGGCAGCAGCAGAACAGCTGACAACCGCATCAGGTGACTTCCCAACTGAGTTTAAGTTCAGTGATGGCGAGTTCACCGTTATCAAGTTCATTGACCAAACTGGTCCTTTCGCTATCTACAAGCAACACTTCCTACAACAGAAGACTGTTGGCAAGAAGTCGTACGTCTCACTTGGACCTAACGACCCACTGTGCACAAAGCTCGGAAGCAAGCCTGAAGACAAGCGTGCTTTCACCATCGCAGTTATCACCCCGTCAGGCGTAGTACGTCAGATGTTGGTTGCAAGTCCACGTCTATATAAGACCCTACACTCAGCAGAGTTTTCCCCACAGGGACCTTTGACTAAGAACTACTGGGCTATTAGCCGTACTGGAAAGATGCAACAGACTGTCTACCATCTACAGGCAATCAAGTCTCGCGACCTTGCGGAAGACTGGGGCATTGACCCAGCTTTTGCTGAGGCAGAAGTGGCAAAGATTGAGCCTTACACACGCTCCATTATTAAGGAGCACTCATGGGAAGAGCTAGAAGAAATCGCTAATTCCCTTCTTTAATCAATAGTGTTAGGCTGGGGGCAACACGTGCTAAGACCCCCAGCCTTCACTTATTTTTAGGATGCGATGAATATAATAACTACTAAAGAGCAACTCAATGAGATGGTTGCCTATTATCTAAAACAAGATGCCTTTGCTTTTGACTGTGAAACTGTTGGACCCCGTAGAGGTGTGTCCGTTGTTAATGAGATTATGTGGCTTAGCTTTGCTACATATGGTCGCGGTGATGTTATTCCTTTAGGTCACCCAAACGGTGAACTGTCTGAGGTTATTAAACCTCTTACTGGACAGGGCGCTAAGAAGGCTGAAAAAGGCTTAAAACTTAACGACGTAGACTACTCAAAGAATAAGAAGTTACACACTCACGTCTTTACAGAACCGCCTAAACAACTACATCCAGCAGAGGTGTTTTCTGCATTACGTCCTTTATTTTTTAGTGACATGCTAAAGGTTGGTCATAACCTAGTGTTTGACCTTTGTTCTATAACTAAATATTTTGATGGTCAGGTTCCTAGCGCACCTTACTTTGATACTATGGTTGGTTCTTTTATTTATGATAATCGTAATAAAAATCGCTGCGGTCTAGACGACTGCCTAAAGCGAGAGCTTGGGTATGAGATGGAGAAGGGCGTAGGCGCTGAGGTAGAGGTTCACCCTTTCAGTGTTGTTGCCAAGTACGCATACTTAGATGCTAAATACACCTTTATGTTATGGAAGGTTGTTAAAGAGAAGATTGCAAAAGCTGGAGTAGAGAACATCATGGCATTAGAAATGGATGTTCTACGAGTGCTGTGTGATATGAAACTTGCTGGAGCACCTATTGACCAGGAGGCTTTGGCCTCACTGCACGTTCAGTTAGAGGCAGACATTGAGAAAGCAAGAGAAGATATTTATAGAACTGCTGGCGTTGTATTTAATATTAACTCCAACAGAGAGAAGCAGTACCTCTTGTATTCCCCACAGCCTTCAGGTCGTGGGTTAAAACCAAAGATTTATACAGGTAAAGGCATTAAGAAAGAAGCAGAGGGTAAAGAGTTAACCGTAGAGGATTACTCTGTATCAGCCGAAGCACTTGAACCGTATAGAGATAAGGACCCACTTGTTAAGGCAATGCTTGAGTACGCAGACCTTAATAAGTTGTTAACTACATACGTAATTCCATACCTAGGAGGCGAAGTTGTTAGAACTACAGGCGGTAAATCAAAGGTCGAGTATAGAGATAGTCTCCTCGTCAACGGTAAAGTACACGGTGACTTCATCCAGCACGGAGCGGAGACAGGAAGATTCTCGAGTCGTAACCCTAACCTACAGAACGTCCCCAACCCAGCCACCGCGCATGGTAAAGCTATCCGAAACCTCTTCTACGCTCCAGAAGGTTACAAGCTGGTAGTTGCTGACTACTCACAGATTGAGCCTAGGGTGATTGCGTCTATGTCTAATGACCCTATTATGAAGAAGAACTACCTAGATGGTGGCGATATTTATACAACCGTTGGTGATGTGATGGGTGTTAATCGTGCTGCGGGTAAAGTGCTTGTTCTTTCTATGGCGTACGGCGTAGGTCCAGACAAGATTGCTCGCTCTATTGGGTGTTCTATAACTGAGGCTAGAGGTTTGTTAAGTAACTTTGGTGAGAAGTTCCAGAACGTCAGTGCTTATCGAGCCAAGGTTATCGGCGTTACTAGGAAGGCTGGATTTGTATCCACCGTCTTAGGTCGTAAGCGTTACCTACCAGAGATAAACAGCAGAAACATAGGCGAGCGTGCTGGTGCTGAGCGTCAGGCGTTCAATACCCGTATCCAAGGGTCTGCTGCAGACATCATGAAGCTTGCTATGATTAGAGCGCATGATTTAATACCAGAAGGCGCCAGCCTCCTTCTCACTGTTCATGATGAGTTGGTGACTATAGCTCCTGATAACTTAGTTGAAGAGACTAGAGAGGCAATTAGAGAAGCTATGGAAGGCATCAATTTATTGGATATCCCGCTTATCGCGGACATTGCAGTTGTTCAAAGATGGGGAGAGGCTAAATGAGTTTTCTTGGTAGGTGGTTTAATAAACGTGACGAACAGTTTGATGTTGAGTACTTTAAGAAAGACATCCCCCTAAGCACTATTGCTAGGTGGTATGTATATGACACTGAACTAGGCGAGCCTAATGATGTCGTAGAGTTCATCGGCCTTAATAGGGCTAGCGCTGAAGGTGACGAGAAAGAGCGTGAAGATAGCGATACTCGTTTAGATAATATTGAGTACCTGCTACCTTACCTACACGCTATTGCTGACGTAGCAGCAGACGTTATTACTGGGGTACAGGTTGATGAGATTGTAAAGAAGAACCCCAGCGATAAAGAAGAGATTGAGCGTGAGTTAGATACTATGCGGGTGTTGTATAAAGTTGTTAGTTTATCCGCTATTATTGGGGCCTTCGCTTCTGCTATGGAGATTGGCTTAATTGAGCCAGGGGAAATACAGGAAGCGGAATGGGAGAAAAGGATATTAGATGAGCAGTAATTGGTGGGCAAATAAGTTAGGTACGCCAGCACCTCAACAGCCACAACGACAAGGTGTTGTACAACCTCAACCAGCAACATACGTTCAGTCACCGCAGCCACAGTATCCACCGACGCAACAAGCGACGCCTCAAGCAGAGCGCTGTCCTGGTTGCGGTAGCAATAACTACGGTGGGGCTACTCCAGAATCTAGAAAACGATGTTACGATTGCGGATATCCAATAGTCCAATCAGGTAGTGGCATGGGTAGAGGCATTGTCTCAGGACAGCAAAGTGCAGGTGCCCCACAACCAGCTAAACAAGTAAATGCAGGCGGATGGAATCCAACAACAATTATCGGAAAGATTGAATAATGAAAAATGCAGAACTAATTAAAACTATTGCCAGCATTAACAAAAAGTATGGAGACGGAACTGTTGTATTAGGTTCAGACATTATTGAACAGCCGCCTCGATTTACATCAGGCTCTTTAGCCTTAGACGTGTCGCTTGGTGGTGGGTGGCCTGCTAACCAGTGGCACGAACTAATTGGAGAGGCCAGCAACGGAAAGACTGCTATTGCATTAAAGACTGTGGCGGCAAACCAAAAAGCAAACCCAGAATTTACTACGGTATGGGTTGCTGCTGAGCAGTGGGTAGATAGCTATGCAACTATGTGTGGAGTAGATACTTCACGAGTCTACGTAGTATCAACTAATATTATGGAGGAAGCTTATGAAGCCGTTATCCAACTTACAGAAAGTAGAGCGGTCGATTGTATTGTTCTTGATTCGCTACCTGCCTTGGTCCCTACAGCAGAGGACGATAAGGAGATGGAGGAATCTACTGTAGGTCGCGGAGCCCTCCTTACTAACAAGTTCTTCCGTAAGGTAGGCAAGGCATCTAAGCGCTCCCTTGTAGAGGAAGAGCGCCCATTTATCGGCATTATTATCAACCAGTGGCGTTCAAAGATTGGGGTCATGTACGGCGACCCTCGTACTACCCCAGGCGGTCTAGGCAAGGACTATGCCTTCTTTACCCGCTGTGAAGTGCGTAGAGACGAGTGGATTGAGGCTGGTACAGGGCAAGAAAAGCGCCGTATTGGTCAGTCAATTAAGGTCCGTGTATTAAAAAACAAGTCCGCAGCCCCTTCACAAGTATCTGTCTTTGACTTCTACTTCGCCGATGGTGGCCACATCCCAGCAGGTGAGATTGATTTTGCCAAAGAGATTATGGCTATGGGTATCCTTAATAAGGTCATTAAGCGCACTGGCGCCTACTACAACTATGGGGATAGAAAATGGATGGGACAAGATGCTATGCTTAGCGCTATACGGGAAGAGATTGACCTTAAGGAACTGCTTGAGCGCGACGTACTAGATGCCCTACGGGCAGGTTCTAAGTTCGTAGCCGATGAGGAGTAAGGGCCAAAAGGAATCTAAGAAGCACGAGGAGCGATTGGCAAAGCTTGTTGGTGGTCAGCGTAGTGCTGCCAGTGGCGCGTTTTGGAGTCGTAAGGGTGATGTTAGGTCTAAGGACTTGTTAATAGAACACAAGTGGACTGGCAAAACTCAGGTAACTGTCAAGGCAGCAGTACTAGAAAAGATTGTTAACGAAGCCATCGTTGACAGTCGGACTCCCGTCCTCGGTTTCAGTTTAAACAATAATAATTACGTATTGCTTACTGAAGATGACTTTCTGGAAATGCGCCAGAATATTCAGGAGCATAATTGTTCAACGACGCAGGGCACGTAGAGGGCTGGCGACACAACGCTAAGTGTCGTGGTTTGGATACGGAACTTTGGTTCCCCCCACGTGACAAAACTAAATATAGAAAAATAGCAGAAGTATCTAAAGGCGTATGCTTTGGTAAAGATGGTTTACCAGAGTGCCCTGTACGCAGGGAGTGTCTACTTTACTCTGACCAGATGGATGAACAGCATGGTATCTGGGGTGGCCTTAGCCACCGCGAACGTAATGCACTAAAACGTAAACTAAAAAAAGATGGAACAACTTTAAAGGAACACCTATTTGATGATAAGGTCTAGGGATGAAAGCATCGAAACCACAAGAAGTAACAGGGGCACTAAAGGCGTTTGTCAACGTGTCTAGAAAAAAAACACGCGTAATAGGTTCCTTGGAAAGACATTTAATATCAAGGCCTAAAGACCAAAGCCGTCGTACCGATGTGCTTCATCCCTCTGACATGGTTAAAAAAGAGTGGTGCCACAGAGCTTCTTACTACCATTTAATGGGTAAGGCACCAGTATCTAATCGCACTATGACTTTGCGTACAGCATCTATCTTTGCCGAAGGTCACGCTATCCACGCTAAGTGGCAGAAGTGGTTCCAGGAAATGGGAACGCTGTACGGTAAGTGGTACTGCATTGAGTGTGGAGAGATGTTCTGGGGCGGTTCAGATTGCCACGAGGGCCCATTAGATTATCGAGAAGTCCCACTGTTTTATGAGCCGTTGAGAATCTATGGTCACTCAGATGGCCTACTCGTAAACCTGGGCGAGCCATTGATGCTAGAGATTAAGTCTATTGGCGCTGGAACTATCCGTTGGGAAGACCCGTCGTTGTTCATGGAACACAACGGAGACCTAGACAAGATGTTTGCAGCAATTAAGGCTCCGTTTGAGTCTCACATTAATCAGGTGCAGATATATATGAAGCTTGCAGAATTACTTAACCTAGAGTATGTTCCGCAAGAGGCCGTAATCATCTACGAGAACAAGGCATCACAAGAACCTAAAGAGTTCGTGATACCAAAGAGTGATTTCTCGATTGCACCGTTGTTTGAGGCAGCTGCTAAGATTGTAGAAGCAGTGAAGAATCAAACACCACCAGCGTGCAATATTGATGGTTGGGGTAATTGCGAGCGATGCGGAGGATACAATGACTGAACTATCGGCTACAGGTATAAGCGAACAAGTATTAAAACAACTAGAAGAGCAGGGCTTACCTTTTAAGCGCTCGCTTAAACTAGAATTGCCAGACTTCCCCAGTGATATCACATTAGTAGATGACACTGAGCTTATGGGTATGGCAAGCAAGTACATTGAGAACATGAACTTTCTTCGTACCCAGTCTGCCTGCGCTGAGTTGGCTGAGATGGAGGCCGAGGCTTTCTACAGCGAGGCTGTAAATGCTGGGCTACTATCCAAGACCTCAGGCAAAGCTTCAGAAAAGGCCACGTTACTTAGAGCTCAAGTAGAAGCAGAGCCAGAGGTTAAGGCCCTTTCAGATGCATACTCCTATGCCCGTGCCTATCACAAGATGGTTCGCACCTACCTAGATAACATTGAGCGGTACTACTCACTGACTAGCCGTGAACTAACACGTAGAACATCTAGCGGTCGTATTACTGGGTTTAACAGGTATGCCCCTTAAAAAAATTGAAGGAGGCCTGGACCTGACTGACAGTAGCCCAGTCTACTTAGGTATAGACCAGTCCTTTACAGGATTTGCTATGTGTGCGTATAAAGACAATACGTATTACGCAGAGGTATACAAATCAACTAACAAAGGAATGCCACGTATGTTAGATATACGGGCGTTTATTCGTGATTGGATATCTAGGGTAGAAATCCTTGATGTAGCCATGGAAGGCTACGCAATGGGCGCCAAGGGCAAGGTATTCCATCTAGGAGAGCTTGGTGGCCTAGTTAAGATGGAGTTGGCAGATATTGACAAGTACCCACTGATAATCCCACCTACTACGCTAAAGAAGTACGTGACTGGCGCTGGTTCAGGTCAGAAGAACCAGATGATTCTGCATACCTACAAAAAGTGGGGGCAAACTTTTACCGACGACAACGCCTGCGATGCGTATGGGCTTGCGCGGCTATGCTCAGGGGATGGTACGCTTGCGTATGAAAAGGCTGTCTACCAACAAGTACAGAGCCCAGACTATCGGGAGATTTAAATGCCAAAATACGATTTTACATGTATGAAGTGCGACCGCACAGTAGAGATGCATTTTGCATTTGATGCTACACA